ACCTTCACCATATTTTCTGAATTGATCCATAACAGAGTTTGGCATAGTAGTTGTTCCAACAAATATCATACGAGCATAGATATTCATAGGAGCAATATCATCAAAGACTGTATTTTTTTGTTGTCCCGCTTGATATTCAGAATAATTCTTTTCGCCTTTTTCAATATCGTCCAAAATAATTAAGTCTGGGCGTTGACCAAAAACTTTTTTACCTAAAGAGTTAGTGTCAATACCATTAGCGTCAAAAATAAAATCGTTGCTCTGAATAATACGCCAAGAATTTGATGCCATGGCACGTCCTGACGAAGCCACAATCTTAGGTTTGCATAATTCTGGATAATCTTCTTGTAAATATTCATTTCCCTCCAATTCGTTTTTAAATGTCATCAAATGTGTCTCTGCTTGCGAGGCGGCATCAGAAAATGCAGCAATAAATTTTACATGGTTATGTGCAGCAGCCCACATAGGCAAAATAAGAAAGATCCATGTAGATTTACCACATTCACGAGGAGCAATAAATGCATCACGGTTTTCTTTTGGTCTTTCTGGTTTGTGGATCCAAGATTTGCCATATTCGGCTAGATCAACATGAAATTCAGATAATGTTATTTCTCCTTGAGCATTTTGAAGATGATGAGGCAAATAAACCAAAGCAAATAACATAGGGTCATATTTGGTTAATTCCCTACGTCCTTCAGAAAATGATAACAATTCTAATGGAATGGTTTGTAAAATATCAGTTGCCTTCATTCTTCCTTCTTGTTCTCTTATTCTCCAAATTAGTTAGTCTTGTATTTATTTCACTTATTAGGTTTTCTAATCTATTTAATTGATCTTTTGTGCTGCTACCGCCATTTGGTCTAAATTCTTTAATCAAAAACCTCATCATAGCGAATATTGAGCCAAGAATTGCTGTCAATGCTCCTCCAAATGCTGCTACTAGTTCTGGTGTCATTTATAACACACTCCCATATTTGGTTTTGTGGGAAATATTTTTCTCAGACAGCAAAAAAATGAAACGAAAAAAAGTTTTCAAAGCGGGTACCCCCCACGCTACCATATCAAACCTCATTTGTCAAACCTCTCAAACCATTATTTCTCATAGCCTCATTTCGTGCTTTTGCTTCATTCAATAAATCAATGATGGCCAGATCTTGTCCATCTTTGTTTCTTTGTTCATTGATATGTGTTGACTTACCTTCAATAAGGTTAATGGTTTGTATTGCTTTATGGACAGCATTGGCCAATTTGTTCAAACCATCGCTATCCAATGTATCTTGCATTAGGGATTCTACACATCTATCCAATACTGCTTGTGCTGCTATAAGTTTTTCTTTATCTGAATAGAATACTCCAAGTCCCGCCGCCATTTTGGCGAGGGTATCAATAGAAGGCATTTCAATACCTCTATTAACAAACCATTTCTTGGCAGTATGATAGGATTTAGGATATCCAAGATATCTCATTGCTGGTCCAATACCCATTTCCTGAGCATTCTCTATAAATTCTGTAATTTGTTCTTCTTCAAAGGTTTGATAACCCATTATTTGCTCCTTATTGGGGATATTATGGTTTGGGATAAAAAGGTTTGGATATTTGACATTACGGCACACATCTGGTAGGATCCCCACTGTTTTAAACCATTTATCTTCATATCAAACCGTCTCCAATAGTTCTTGTATCTTTTCAGATAATTCATCATCCAAACCAATTGTAACTTTAATATCTGTTGACTTATTCTCATTAAAGAAATGTAATACAAAGGATAGTTCTCCATCTGTATATTCTATATCTCCTGCATATGGGAATAATATCAATTGTTCTCCTTATACCGTCCAAAATTTAACTAGTTATTGCAACTATGTAATTGTATCATAAAAAAAGAGAGAAGCGACGAATAAAGAGGTGACTAAAAACATCGCTTCTCTCACTAGTGAGTAGATACTAGTATAGGAGATACCTTGCAGAGACAAGGTAATACCAGTATATCACAAACCCTTCTTCTGGTATCTTGTTATTTTCTTTACCCAACATGGTTTGCAATAAGATAAATGCCAATCTGGTGCATTTTTTCTAATACCAAACTCAGATATATTTTTTATAACATTACAATCAAGACACATTTTGCTTTCTCTAACTATTGTTGGACCAGTTGTCTTTATTCTGTCCCGCTTTATTTTGTCTATTTGATTATTACAAACCTTGCAATATGTCTGTCTATTATTGTACGATCTTGTTGAATAATGATAATCGTCCAAACTCTTGATTTCTTTGCATCTTGGACATTTTTTAATCTTTTGTGGGCTGTCCATAAACACCATCCTTGTTGCGCTTAGTCTTTAATCTATGACAGTTGGCACATAATGTCCAAACATTGGAAGGGTCATTATTAGCCCTATTCCCATCTTTATGGTCTACATCCAGTTGTATTCTATCTACTGGAATAAATCCACACATTTCACAGTGGTTTCCTTTTTGTACCCTGCCTCTTCTGTGACATTGGCTACAAACACTTCTGTAATGTTTTCTACCCTTTTCATCCCTACCTAATAAAGCGGTCATGTTACCGCATTTGCATTCCCTTTGTGTTAATGCCCCTCTAGCCTTCATATTCTACCCATCCTATTTCTTTTAATTGACCCTGGCAAATTGCACAGGTTGTTTGCGGTTTTGATGTATGGTATACAATTTCACAAGGCATACAATGATTAACTATCATTTTCTCTGTCATTTATTCTCCTTATATATTATGCTCGTTACACGAGCGTATCAGACCAAGAGGATAGATTACTTTCCTTCCAAGTAATATTTCCTTTGGAATTCTTATTATGTTTATCTTTATGTTTATCTTTATTTATACTTAGTGTATCGGATTTGACTACTGATTCGTCAGATTTAATACATGGAATAGTCAAATTTGGGACATGGATTTCATATCTATTATTTTTATAGTGATTTGACTTATGCTTATCTTTAGTTACCGTGAGCCAACCCAGTTTTTCCAAATCAGAAACTGTCTTAATTAATGTATTTCTGCTACCTATCCCAGCATCCTTCATCAATTGCTGTTGGTTAGGATATGCATTTTTACCTCTGCTTGCTATTGCAAATAATACTGCTTTATGGTAACCTGTAGGTAATGACCTGTCATCTCTAATGGCTGCCATGATATTTAAGTCCATAGTGTCTCCTCACTTATATATAGTATAACACATAAGCAAGGTATTGTCAAACCATGCTACTCGTCTATCTCAAAGCCTTCCTCTTCAGCCTCTTCCAGAGCCTCTTCTATTTCTGATAATATTTCTTGGGCTTCACCATAGGCTTCTTCCATTATTGAATTACCCTCTTCAACAATCTCACCCATAAAATCCATATATTCTCCAATATCTACACCTGGCCAGCCATCATTAATTGGACCCATTGCATCTTCAAATGCTGGTGCTACATAATTTTCAAATACTGATGCCTGACCTTCATTACCAACCATACCTTCCATGGTTGATAATGCATCTTGAAGTCCTTGATTAACTACTTCCCTGGCTTCGCTGATATCACGAGCAGCATCAAATGCACCAAGAAATAAATCAAACAATCCCATTATAAGGTGCCTTGAAACTTAACTGTTTTCATCTGATAAGATTCAATTGTATTAAAACTATTTAATACTGGCTGAAGACTGCTAATTTGCCAAACCTGATCATCTAATATCAAGTTTCCATCAGCATCTTTTATATTGGCAATCAATGTTCCAATTGGTAATGGTTGATCACATCTTACACTTAATCTACCTGCTGTATCAATACCCGCAGAAATTGCAACATTGCCAACGAAATAATATTTTACTTCTGTTGTATCGCCCACTGATTCTCTAACAAACTTATAGAAATCACCAGAATATTTATATCTTATAAAGGCTGTTGGTTGCATTATATTGTTCTCCAATCTGAACTGGCTGTTGTTTGTGAAACTTTACCAGTATAAACTGATCGTGAACGAATAAAAGACAACTTGTCACACATCATTACGGCCATAGGTGCTATAAAAGGAGAAACCTTATCTCCAGCCTTAAATGTTGTGGAGGCATCGTTTTGCATTGTTGTTGAAACAGCCATTTGTTCAAATACAATATCTTCATTGTTAAGCATGTATGCTGCTTGATATGCCGTGGCTCTTTTCAAGATCTCAAGATCTCTGGTGTCCTCAACATCAGCCTCAAATTTGCCAACATATGCTTCTATTGCATATTGTGCTCTTTCTACAAGACCAGCATTAACTACTTTGCCAGTTATTGTTTTTACTTGTGTTGTTGTAACGAACATTTATTTCTCCTTCCTATCCCGCCAGCCATTGCAGACCAAGATATGTCATGGAAAGCACTGGAATCTCCTGGAGTGGATAAATCTCTTCTTCTTCTGTAGGATAAAGATCTGATTGATAATCAACGTTTCCTTTATCTGTTTCTGATCTTATCACACCATAAGACGAGTTTGATGGAGCCTGTATAAATGCACCACCACCGCCATTGGTTGGTATTGTTTGACCATATGATGACAAACCACTAACATTTAGTCTTTGTGGCTTCCTATCTAATCTTGTTGTTGAGTATTGCCATGCACGAGTTGCAACAGTTTCATTAATATCTGTTTGTGGTAATACCTGAATCTTAGCCTTATTATATTCTTCACGGCTAAATGTATATCCATCTTCTACGCAGTTAACAAATATCTTACCATTTATTGGAGTACCATCAAGCAATTGGCCATTATGTACAATTATTGTGGTTGCATAATCATCATATGGATTTGCAGTTATTGTTGTTCCATTGTAATAATTATTAGCAAATGTAGTAACTACAGTACCAGCCAAAATATTTGAAGGTTCTACAGCCATTAGTGGCTTTGTGCCATGCTGATTTTCCTTGTAACCTGGCAGATTTGGATTTTCTATAATTTCTCTAAGGGCAGTTCCAGGAATTATAAACTCATTGCCTTCTTGTAAACCAAATTGACGATATGAATACTTTGCATGATATTGATCAAAGTCATACTGTGTTTCTGGAGTAAAGTTAATAAAGTCAGTCAAGAGATATGTTTCTTTATTTGTTAATCCAGACACAGTAGTTGCAACATTGTATCTGTTGTTTCTGTGTGTATCAAAATATCTTTCTGCTGGCTCAGTTAATTCAAATGGACTGAATGATGCAGAGGCAGCATCAGAATCTTGCAATAATTGAGGAACTTCTGTAAAGCCTTTAACAATTCCCAAATCTGTAGCAAGTCTTGGACTAGATACATAAACGCTAGCACCATTTGCAGCAACATTTTTGATTGATTTTACAAAGTTGTTATATTGTTTTATAACAAGTGCCTCTGGTTCATTTGGGAAATGTTGGAATAATTCCTCATTTGTTTCAGGATAATTCATAAATACAATAACATCATAGTTATTAATGTTTATATCTTCTTGAAGATTAATTAATCTATCTTCTCCACGATAATCCTTCCATCTTGTTGTGTGAACTGGAATTGCTGAAAGTTCATCAAGGTTTAATACATCCATCAATGTCCATTTTTGCGGCTCAATAAATGATTCAATTGTATTATTTAATTGCCAATAAGTATTTTTATTTTTACCTTCTTCAATATAAACAACATAGGTTTTGGTAGTATCATTTAATAATGAGTCAGAACTTCTTGTCATAAGTTTATCAAGACCATTGAATATCCAGATACCATTATCTTCAGTTTTTATTTGTCCAGTTAATAATATACGATCACCATTATTTAATTGTAATCCGCTCATTGGCATATCAATTCTTGGACCAAACCATGATTTTTCAGAGGCAATTCCAGTTTCAGTTAAATAAACAGAATCCAGTAAATTATTATTTTTAGGATTAATTTGTGCCTTGCTCTTATATCCTGGCAATGTAGACAAATTACTTTCTTCTAGGTTTGGATACCAAATCATGCCTGGCCCATAAATAATTACATTATCAGTAAACGCTGCTCTTACATTTTCTAGTATTTGAATATTTTTTGATTTACTTTTATCTAGATTATAAATTTCTGTTTTACTATTATTAGATTGATTTATTACGCTGTAACTTTCAACCTGGAAATTATCATCTAATGAAAGACCATGTTTGCCATTAAATACTAAATCATCCCAATACAACTTTAATGCTTTTTTAGAATTAGTTGTAACTGTAGGCATTTTCATTTCTGCATTTACATCATACACTGAAACCTTTTGTTTAGTTTGTTTTTTCCATAACCTAAATCTTTTCTTTACTTCATACTGAGACAAAGGAATATTTACACCATGTGCAAATAGGTGAATCGCTCCCCTAAATGCCCTGGCAATATTTTTTGGATTTTCAAGTCCTCTTATATAAATATCTTTATTTTCAAATAATTTTGCAAAACCAGGTTGGTTAACATTCCAGCCATAACCTTCATCTGAAACTGTTTCTACATCCAAATCAGCCAAAGCATTATTGGCACTTTCAAGTGGGCTATTAAATAACCACTTTACCATTGGATAAAAAATTTGATATTCATTAACTTTGTCATCAAATCTTTTATCTAATTGTCCATCAACCCAGATTTCAACAAATTTTTTGTTAAATTTCTTTCCATGTTCCTTTATTGTTCCTGGACGACCAAAATTAACAACAACATGATGCCATTGATTATCTGCAACATTTTCATTTCCAATAAAGGAAAGGTTTACATTATCTCTATTGTAATTATCATAATAATTAATACAAATTTTTCCATTTTTAATCTCAATATTTAAATTGACTAAAGCGGCATCAAATGAGGGAGCCAAATAATAAGGAGCATTTTCTTGTATTGGAGCAGCACTACTTTTTACATCACCATAATAAGTAGAAGAGATTTCTGAACCAGTTGCATCAAAATTATCTCCAATTATTCCAACTATGGTGCTCTCATCATCGGCGTCTATTTCTTTTGATCCAGAAGCAATAATACAATTTTGTTTATCTGTTTTAAAAGCAAACTCAAGATATCCAGCACGGAAATAATCTACAAAATCTGCACCTGCAATTGCTCCATAAATATCTGGATTTTTATAATTTAAATAACAGATAGCATCTTCATTAAAGATAAATGTTTTTTCATCTTGATTAACTGTATCTGCATATTCATTCCACAAATGATCAGTATTTGTGTCTAATACATTGCTAATTTTTCTTTGTGCGCCATTAATATAAAAGACATTTGGTTTATTAGTTATTATAAAAGCCTGATCTCCAGGATTTCCATAAATTAAAAGTGCTGTAGCGCCCAAAGCCCACGGAGATTGATTTTGATTCCATGGCCTTACATTTGTTGTCTGCAACATTTCTTGTGGCGTTTTATTTTCAATAATAGGAAAAGAAAAATCATAAACAAGTCTATTTTTTGCACCCTGTAATCTTTGTGTTTCAAATTGATCAAATGTATGAAAGGTATTTTTATCCTCAAAACCCTTTAAATCTTTATATTTTTGTTCTTTCATATTAGACAACCTCTCTTGTTGGAAGAATTGAGGCAACTTCTGTTGCTCTTAAATATGCAAGCCACGGAGTCATTAAGGTATTTGGATATATCGTGTTAGTAGAAACAAAACCTTCATTATCTGTACTTGTAATTTTTATATTTAATTCTTGTGATTTTAATAATGCAGTTGCGTACATAGTTGTTCCAGGTATAGTAATAATTATACCAGGATTGTCAAATATTGCAGTTGCAATAATAACGTCTGCATTTATTTGAACTGGAACAAATGCTGTTGCTTCAGTCATTAATGCAGATGCTTCCATTAAATCGCCAGTAGTTACAACAAATCTTTCAACATATAATGTTGGCTCAACAAATTCTGCAGATGCGGTTGCAGGAGCAACAGACAAAATAACCTGAGTAGATATTGCTGGCATTACAGATTGGGCAGATGCTATAAATGGTTCTGCTAGAATACTTTCATTATTCTGATCTGGCATTGCATTAAATTGATTAACCACTTGAGTCAATGTTACGTCATTCTTATCCCAATAAACTTCATCAAAATAAACGCTTATGTTTGATGGTACAACTGGAAGTGCTGTAGATCCAAATGGGGTAATTAAAGTTCCAATGCCAAGTCTTGGGAAATTATTCGCTTCATCATTTGGACCAATATGAGGTGCGCCATTTATTGTAGTAACTGCGTAATTTCCAATATTTTGTGTAGCAACTTGAACACCATCAACAAATAATGTTAATGTATTTTGGTTATTATTGTGATGAGATTTTATTACAATATGATGTCTTTCATAATCAAAAATATTTACGTTGTTTGCACTACTAATTGTAATTGCTGCATCATCCTGGCCATTTATTTGTACATGCAATTTATTTTGATAATGATAAACAATTATATTTTGATTATCTGCATAACCATTTAAATTCCAAAGAACACGAAGTCCTGTTGATGTATCATCAAGTGCTCTACGCATCCAGAATGCTGAATGCCATGAATTATTGCCAGTGCCCCAAGTATCATCATGTTCTGATTCTTTTAATATTGCGGCTCCATTTGTATATGCTCCAGTACTTTTAACAGACTTACCATTAATACCAAAATCTGGATTAACCACTGTTCCATTTACTACAACATTTGCAACAGAATAATCTGTGTCTGAACCATAGTCTAAGTAAGGTGCAGAACTATCAAATGTTACATATCTATATGGTGCAAAATTGCTTTGTATGTATTGATAATAATAACTGCTTAAGAAATATGCTGGACCCATTTCAGTAGCGGCTATTGCTGGCGCTGGATATATTGTCCATCCATAATAAATTGCTGCATCTGTATTTGTTGCTGATGCTGTTAAAGCGGATGCAGAATAATTTATATTTTTTCTTGCTACAACCATAGGGTCAACAAATAATGCAGAAGCAGTAATTGGAATGGCTATAGCATTAACGTTTGATTCAACAGTAAATTGATGATCGCCGATTTCAGCATATGCTGTAAAAGGATTAGTATTATTTATAGAATTTGGACTTAATGTATTTATAAATTGATGATGGTTAATTATTTGAGAATTATTTAATCTAAAGTTATATAATGCAATTTCGTCAAAATAGTATGAGGCAATTCCTTCTGAACTTGAACCTGTACCGATAATTCCACCAATAACATAATTTGTTGTTTTATCACTTGTCCAATTTGTAAAAGGAATAATTTGACTTACTAAAATTGATCCATTTCTTAATACTTCTATTAATGCTTGAGAAGATGATATTTTAGTTGATCTTAATACATAATGATATGTAGTATTTTTAACTTGATCATTTGAAGATGCTGCATCTACTATTGAATATGTGCTTGAAGGACCATTTTTAATAACAATTCTAAGTGATGCGGGCAAAACAGAAGCATATTCAGTTTCTGAATGATAATAATAAAAATATAAAGATGGATCTTTAATAAAATCAAGTTTTGATGCAGTTGCTACTGTTTCTAACCAACTTGGAGTTTTTACCCAAAATTCTATTGAAAACTCTCCAGTACCTAAAATATTGTCAAATGATTCCGATATAGATGGTGCAGTAATTCTAAGCCAATCATCATCACCACTATTATCAGAACCTTTCCAAGATTTCTCTTCTGCAACTAAATTTAATGGATTTCCAGCATCTTGTAATGTACTAAGTCCAGCACCTTTGGTAAATGTTACTGGTTGATATCCATAATTAATAATGTTTGCTGCTGCTTCACCATTATTAATATACAAATATGGATTTAAATCTTTAACAAGTTTAAAATAACTTAATGGTACTGATACTGTAGGATTAGGCATTATTGCTGATGCCGTCATTGGTACCTCTGCTACTTTTCCAGGAAGCATTTGAGCAGAAGCAATAAATTCAGCAGCGCTAAAACTATCATCGCTTCCAGTAGATATAATTATATTATTAATTAATTCTATAGATGCATTAAATGTTGTTGCTAAAGTAAAATTAATATTTTTTCTTGCTACAACTGAAATATTTGATGGGAAAGTTGCAGACACAGTAATAGATGTTGTTATTTCTGTATAATCATTTGATGTTATGATAATAGTTGGTTCTGTCATTAAAGCAGAGGCAGTTGCCGAAGTTGTTGTAAAGTCTACATTGCTATTAACAGTTATTGTTGGGTCTACTGCCAATGCAGATGCTGTTGCTGGTGTTGCAGAATAACTTGCATTTATTCCTATTCCAGCAGCATATATTTCTTCAATTTGGGTTGGACCAATTACAGAAGAAGATGCCATATAGAAATTTGATATATTGACTGATGCTGTTACAGCAGTTGATGAGTTATTCCAACCTATTAGTGATCCGTTTGCTGTGCTTGTTCTTGTTTCAGAATATACAGATTGTCCATTTATATAATATGTCAAAACATTATTTGCTCTTCTTGAAGCAATATAATACCAAGTATTAAGTTGTATATCTGCTACTTCTATAAAGGCTACTCCAGAGTTTAAAACAATAAATCTTGGAGTACTTCCATTTGCAAATGTTTTCCAGCCAATATTTGATCCAGAAGTTGCACCAGGAGCAATTGTCATAACAGTTGTGCTTGCATCAACATTTGTTGGCAATTCATTGAACTTTATCCAAACTCCAGATGAAAAATCTTGATCATTAATTCTTGAAACAATTGATCCACCGCTTGTTCTAAAATAACATCCATTGGTTGAATTATTGACAAATTTCCACGAACCAGAACCACCATTTGGACCTACGTTTGATTCATATACTGGATCTCTTCCTACTTTAACCCAATATGTTGAATTTGTTTCTGTTATAGATCCAGTTTGTGTTGGAACTAATTGATATGCTTCATTGAATTCAATTCCAGTTTCTATAGCATAACTATTAATTTTATCGTTTAATATACTCATAAAAAAAGGCTACGCCAAAGACGTAGCCAGTTCACCTACCTTCAATTCTGGATTAATTGATTTTAAACTATGCCCATTTACTGAGATAGGAGCAGGAAAGAAGCGGGACCATGAGGTGTAAGAAACGGCAACATGTTTCTTAATTTCTATGGCAACAGAACACTCAACAAATGTAGCAACTACATTCAGAGTAAGTGGTCCCGCCTCAATCCTGACATTCATTATGCTACCGTGATTCTCACAATACCAGTTGCATCCCATGTAATGGTAAAGTTACCATTTGAAGATGACTGATCTGAACCGAAGTCAACATAGCCAATAAGTGGCTTGGTTGCATTTGTAGCAGGTGTTGCATCATAAACTACTGCATAACGAGCAGTAATTGTAGATGATGACCATGTAACATCATCAGCATCAAGAACGATAACGTTTGTTGATGAGTTGTATGTATTTGTCTTGTTTGCAAGTGTAATTCCACCTGCAGTATAGCCAGTACCAGTTACCTCATAGGTTGATACATCATCAAAATAATTGTGTGCATCCTGATCTGGTGTATAGGAGTTTGATAGAAGTGCTACCTTAATGGTATCTGTATCCCAATCAACTTCCTTATTAAGTGCTTGCTGTAGGAATTGTCCGTATAGTTTGCTAGCCATTATTCAGTCCCCCTTACGACGCAGTCTTCTCAACGATTGCAAATGCACCAGCATCAGCAACAGCAAAGCCACGACGAATGCGTGTCTTGAGAAGAACTCCATCCTTAGAGAATTCTGCATCACGAGAAACTACTGATTCTACTCCACCACGAACACCGTTGATTAACATCTGACGGTTACCGCAGATAAGTAGAGCATTTCCTGTAGGTGAATCTGTAGCAGCAGCAGAGCGAGCAGCACCATAAGAAACTACCAATGGATATCCGAACAATGAACCAGGTGTACCTGCAAGTGGATCTGGAAGAACCAAGTCAGAGTTACCCTTTACCATGCCACGGATTTCCTTGAGCATCTTAGGATGTGCCATCCACACTGTGTTGGCTGCGTCAAACTTATCAGATGCCTCAACAGCACCAAGTGCGCCATTTAGGTCATCATATGAAAGTGCTCCGCCTGTAGCAATTAAATTGCTTGGAGCATTATTTGCAACTGCTGTTAGAAGTGATGTATATGGTGCATCATCATTTCCTGTTTCAACTGCATAAACGCCAAGAGTAGCGTTGTCAAACTTACGTGCCCAACGAGATGCCCATTCACGCTTATAGGTGCTGAGTACATCAACTAGGGAATCGTTTACATCTTCTTCAGAGATGTGCATAATCTGTGCGTACTTACGTGCTGTAAGAACTACTTCATCAAGAGTAGCAACTGCTTCTGGGATGGTATTGCCTTCAGCAACAACATCTGGAGCATCAGCCTTAAAGCGAGGCACAGTCTTTGTACGAGAAGCCATTGCTTCACGACGAGCGAATCGTTCTACCGCAGAGTTAGCAATTAGGTCTTGGATGACTGCACTGCCTTGTTCCTCTAGGATATAACCATTGGCTTCTGTTAGATCTGTTCTAGCCATTTGTTTTTTCTCCTTATAGAAAAATGAATTTATTAAATTGTATAGGTATTGAATCGTCTAATTCATCCATAGACCTTTGGCAACGTCCATCGCCATAAGTATATGTATATTATATCAGATTTTCCTACCTAATATTTTGGCTGCTTGCATTTCGCTTGCAGTATATTGTGTACTTACAGAAGCCTTTATGGCTGTATCTGCTTGTCCACCAACACGAACCTTTGGATCAAATATCTCAGGAAAATCCTTTTTTAATTGTTCTAATTGTTCGTCCAAACCTTTTATATCAAGATTTTCATCAAATTCTAGTTTATTTGTATCTAAATATTTGACAAATCTTGCTGGTTCTTTTAAACCTTCAGCAGAGAGTTTTTGAACAATTTTTTCATTCAATAATCTACCGCTAAACTCAGCAATCTTTTGATCTTTGCTATTCAGGTCAATTTCAAGTTGTTCTTTTTCTTCCCTGAATTTTTTGGCATCAGATTTTGCACGATCCAAGGCATCAAGTACTGCTTTAGGATCATTTATTACTGGTTCTTGTGATTCTTGTGTTTCTGTATTATTCGTTTCCAACGTTGCCTCCTGTGGCTTCCATTAATACATTATTTGTATTTGTGTTTTGTGACAAACTGGTTAATGATTGTTCTACTTCTGCAATTGCACGAGCAGATTCTAAATCATAACCCATCTCAATAAGAACTTGCTCAAGAGATACGCCAACTACACGCTTCTTGACTGCAACTTCCCATGCATCCAAACTATCCATAGATTCAATATCTTTCCACTTAACCAAAACGTTTGGCTCAGTAGCATTATCAATTCTTAGGATAAATCTAAACATATCTGCCCATGTTGAACCAAATGTGATCTGACGATCTTTAACCTTGGCAATGAGCGGTGCTTCAGCAGTTCTAAGTGATTCACCAGAAGGAATGCTTCCAGTCTTCTCAAAATAATGAAGCGGTGTGCAGGTAATTGATGCCATTGAACGAACAAAATCTTTCACTGGCTCTGTAAATACCTTGTGGTCAGCAGGAGAGAATTCTCCAACTTTATCAACGCCCTTGAGATACCAAAGTTCTCCAGGACCATTCTTTAAGCGACCAATGTTATCTTCAACTGCTGCATCATCTTCAAAATCTTCAAACTCTGCAGAACTACCACTACCAGATAATGCGTAACGCTGTGGTGCACCCTGATAATCAACAGTTGTCATGTGTGTAACAATTAACTTGTTAATAGCGTCTTGAGGACCATAAGCATCTACGTGTTCTGGTCTTCCATATTGCTTAGATGTGCGAAAATGGAAAACAGGAACTTCTCCCCATGGATTTTCTATTATTTCTGTTAGTGCAAACCCTGAATGTGAAACAATGTTTACAACTTCTCCAGGCATTGTATATTTTTCAATGCGATCTGGATAATACATGTTTAAATGTGATGTTTTCTTTGTGTGATCCATTGGATCTTCAGACTGCCACAATTTTGCAGCAAATCTCTTAACTCTTGGACGCTCATCATCATAAATCATTACTGTGGTAAGTGGTGAATTATAATCAACAGTAATATTTCCCTCTACATCTGTCCAAACAATTGCATAGCAATCGCCATAGACAAGTGCACGGCGATGAATTTCATCTGCATCAATTTGCAAATCATTCATTTGCCAAATTTCATTTATTTGTTGATTTGCTTCTGCTGTATTTGCAACAATATTTGCAATTTCAAGACGGTTTAGAACAGAATCTACTACAGTCCTTGCAAAATTAAATCTAAAGTCGCTTCCAGCATTGCCAAGCAACTTATACCAACGATTATTAGGAAAAACCTCAGAGTTTGTTCCTTCATAATATGTTTCGGCAGTTAGATAGGTATTTCGTCTATCTACTATCGTATCAATAGCCTTTTTAATATCAGACATGTTGTCTCCTTAAATAATTTATTTGTTTTGTTTCTAGTTTTACTGCTTTATTATCCAAGAAGTACAAAATGCCAGAAACTACAGCATCTAGTACGTCTTCGTGGGATAGTTTTGGAAACGCCCACATTTGTTCTTCCAATACTGGGAAATGTGAAGTATGCTTCACTTTCTTTTGTTGGTAGAAGTTCAAAGCCTTACCAGCACGAATCTGTTTAGACAAATGCTGAGTCTTTGATCTATATTTAGCAGGGACATGTTTAAAAACGTCTTTCCACAAGTCTCCACCTTGGTTTACTTCAACATAAACCACTCCAGCATCAAATGTTTCAACTAGAGCAGCAACCCTATCTGCAATTTCAGACGGGGACATCTTAACTTGTTCTGCATGACGCACATAAATATTATTCTTTCCTTTTGCATCAATGCCTCTTGACAAAACAGCAATACCTGTAAAGTCAGATATCTTGTTTTTTGTTACGGCTGGGTCAATACTAATAATTGTATTTCCATAATCTTCTAATTCTTCAATTTCAACATCTTCATTAACCCAAAATGTTCCATCAGTATTAACTGGTCTATTCATATAGTTTTTAGCAAAGTCTCTAAGGTGTCTTTGACTTTGCAACCAGTCCAGAGGCCACTTCTCAGGCCACACGGAACGTTCTGAGCCATCATCGTTGTTCATTATGGCTGGATAGTAATGGACAGATACATTCTGGTCTTTAATCCAAGACAATTCAGGATCAGCATAACCCTCACCATATTTTCTAAATTGATCCATGACAGAATTAGGCATTGTCGTTGTTCCAACAAATATCATACGAGCATAAATATTCATAGGAGCAATATCATCAAAGACTGTATTTTTTTGTTGTCCTGCCTGATATTCAGAGTAGTTCTTTTCGCCTTTTTCAATATCGTCCAAAATAATTAAGTCTGGGCGTTGACCAAAAACTTTTTTACCTAAAGAGTTAGTGTCAATACCATTAGCGTCAAAAATAAAATCGTTGCTCTGAATAATAC